ATTGGTTTGTGACCTACACGCAAGATATTTCAAGCATACCTATTATAAGCCGTGTACTTGTAGCCCGAAAACCATAAACAAATGGATTCAAGATTTAAACCTAGTTTGGACTTATACAAGGAATGGGGATAAGTAAAGTTCATCAATGGGAACAAGCCGTTGTCATACTTCTTAACTCTGAAGGTTGGGATTTAAGATGGTCAGGTGAGGGGATGTCTAGATACGATGCAGTAGGTAAAACACCAAAAGGGTTTGATTGCGTAATAGAAATGAAGTTCCGCAATAAACACTATGACACTAAGATGCTTGAGAAAGACAAGTACGATGCGTTAATGAGGCTAGATAAGGATATCATTAAAATCTTCTATGTCTTTGATCCTAAAGGCAACTTCCTATATTACCTGAACACGCTTAAATTACCATTACCCGTTCAGAAATACTGTCCCGACACTACAATGTGGACAAAAAAGCGACTGCTAAAAGACGTTTATCTTCTAACAGAAAACGATGCAGTAGTGATCAATCTAAACTTCTCCAAATAAAACTTATTAATTTTTCTGTTTATAACTGTTATTGTTGTATATTTGAAAAGTAGAAAGGAATTAACCTAGCTATTTAACAGAACAACAATGTCAACATTTAGCAAAGACGATTACCTATTGGATTTAAAAGATTCAATCAAAGAAGAAAAGCCTTCTGACCTAGATCAGTTTATTAACGAGGAAATTGACAGAGCAGTTATCTACTACGCGGATTGTTTCGCAATCATAGAGGATTTAAACGTAACAGATTGGAGCGATAGCGATTTTGGCAATATTACAAATATTACTCAACTAGCATATATATCACTTAGCGATTTTGTATATGACAATTTAGACTTGATAACATAATGAGAAAGGATTTAGAGACATTAATACAGGAAAAAGGTCTTAATCAAGACTATCTATTTAAAGCACAGGGAGACGTTTGGGGCACTACAATTATATCGGTAAGGGAAATAGTCGACTATATATGTGAGTTAAACAGAGAGGATCAGAAAGCAGCTAGACAAGCGTTTCTTAAGATAGACTTTAACCATCAAGATGTTAAAGAGTTTTTTCAGGATATTACAAATGTTATAGATAAATATTATGAGAGTTAGCAGAGAAGTTCTCTTGTACATTAGGGAAGAGGTAGAGAGATGCACTTTAGCAGACCCTGATATTACAGATGTAATTATCACATATCAAATAAAAGACACAGACAAGCCAAAAAACTTTTTAAATTTATCCATAAAATAAACATAGTATGAGTTTAACAGACGATTTATCAGCAGAATTAATGCGCTTAGAACATCAGTTAGAACAATCTGAAAAGCGTTTACAAGCATCTAGAAAACATACCTACATAGGAGAAACCCATAGCTTACACGCTGCGGATGGTGAGCTTATTATAGCATACGGAAATGACCAATGGCTAACAATAGCGGTTGACCAATTATTTCAAGACCTACCTGCAATAATAAACCTCGTTTGTTTAGAGCAGATTAAAATGCAAGACGGCACATTGCAACGCATTAAAGATGAGCTAAAAGAATTATGAGAACATTTGAACTAGCAGAATATTGTTTACATAGTATATCAAAATACCCTACAATAGAATCAGAAATAAGGGATACTTGGCAACTAGCTTTAGACGAAATAGAACAAGAAAGCACCTCTGAAGCACACGAATGTGAATTAGCGGTGTCAGATATAGAAGCACTAATTGAAGAGCTATGATTTTATTAGTAGATGCAGACAGCCTAGTATTTGCTAGTTGTTACAGAAAAAGAGAGTCACCCGACAGCGATCCTTACCATACAGATATATCATATGCTCGTAATAAGTTTGACGAACAATTTATGGCTATCGTTAATCACTTAGAAGTAATGTACACCATAGACAAAGTCATTACATTTAGTGGATCAAGGGGTAACTTCAGAAAGTTGATCACTAAAAAGTATAAAGCCAATAGAATTGCAACTGAACTTCCGCCTTTATTACACGAGATGCATCAGTATGTCAAGGAGCAGTATGATAGCATAGTAGGTTATGGAGTAGAAACAGATGATATGGTAGCTAGGTATTGGTACAACATAGCTCAAGACATAGGAAGAGATGAGGTAATGATTGTAAGCATCGACAAAGACTACAAACAGTTTCCTTGCTTAATGTACAACTACCACTATAAACACAAAGAAGTATATGACATATCCGAAGACGAAGCTATGTACAATTTCTACGAGCAGATGATAGCAGGAGACACCGCTGACAACGTCAATTACTTTAAAGGTAAGGGTAAGAGGTTTGCAGAAAAATACTTCGCAGAATGTCACACTAAGTATCAATACACAAGAAAGCTCTATGAGCTATTTAAAGAAAAATACAAAGGCAAGGCTAGACAAAGGTATGCCGAGTGTTACCATCAATTAAAATTAAGAACTGATTAATGAAAAAAGACCCTACACCAATACAGATTGCAACCAAGATTAAAGAGGATGCAGGTATAGATATATTCCAAAACAGAAGAGATGCAGAGTACGTTGAGTACAGGGGTTTGTTATGTTTTATACTTAGAGACAAACTACAAATGAGATGGACATACATTGCTAGTTTCTTTCAATCACAAGGAAAGCATATGGATCACTCTAATGTTCAACATCTATTTAAGATGTACCCTGTTTACAAAAAAAGCAATAAGAAACTTGGTCGACTAGAAAAAAAGTTTTACTTCACTCCTAATGTACCATTTGATGAGATCAATAAAATCGACTATCTTGAGAAAAAATATGTTAGGCTAGAAACTGAGCACATAGAACTAAAAAACAGATTAAAAAATCCATTAGTTAATCTTGTGTTAGATGTTCCAACACATAGAACGCAAGAGCTGAAGGGCAAGATAAAAGCAATAAAAAACACTTGGCTTAAAAACATAAGGTAAGTGCACGACATATGAGGGGGGTGCGGACAGTTTTTGTGCTAGGAGTAGGCAAGGATTAAAATGCTCCCCTTATACATAGCAGGGTGGTTGCACTAATTAATATTAGTCTTTACTTGGGGAAGTACCCACCTTGCTTTAATCAAAGAGAGGGGCGGTTAACTATAAATTAATCCCTTGAAGGGAAACACTTTTAGGTTGAATACAAACCGACCCCTCTTTTTAATATTTACAATATGAAGTTTATACCATATGAGTACGATTTAAAAGCTGAGTATTACGATAAGCTCAAAGATCAACGCAAGGCAAAAAAAGCAAATAAGCTAAGAGCCTTTGGAACACCTAACAAAAAAAAGAAATGATACAAAAAGTTAAAATCAACAAGGTCTTTTCAAACCCTGTTAACCCAAGAACAATCAAAAAGGATAAATTCCAAAAGCTAGTTAAAAGCATTAGAGAATTTCCTGAGATGCTAGAATTAAGACCAATCGTTGTTAATAGCGATATGAAAATTATCGGTGGTAATATGAGATTCAAAGCCTGTCAAGAACTTGGCTTAAAAGAGGTCTATATAATAAAAGCCGAGAATCTAACAAAAGAACAAATACAGCAATTTATCATTAAAGACAATGTAGGCTTTGGTGAATGGGATTGGGACATACTAGCAAACGGTTGGGACACTCAAGAACTTACAAGTTGGGGAATGGACGTATGGAATCCATCACTTGATAATGACTTTACACCTGAATACAATCCTACTTCAGATAATAAAGAGCTAACTTCAGAAGAATACGAGAAGAGAAAACAGCAGCTCGATGCTAAAAACCTTGAGGTAAACAAAAACTTTATCGAATGTCTTTGCCCAAATTGTTATCACGAGTTTAATGTTGAGTCTAGGTGACAGAACAAGAACTAGCCAAAGCTCTAGTAGATACTAAATTTACCTTTGCTAAGAGTATGCCTAAGATTCCACACGCTTGGAGTGCAAGGCAGGATTGGATAGAAGATGATCTATTCAATAAGGCGATTGTGTATATCAGAAAGTATGGAGTTAAAGAGAGGTTTGGTAAAAAAGAATACGTGTACTTTTATGCAAACAATCATAAGTATTGGACTATGGGTAATCCTGTAAAAAAAACAAGAATAATAAATAGAGCAAAAATCTGATGACTATAATACAAACACATAATATTGATTCTGTATGTCCAGACTTAGTGCATCTTGCAAAAAAAGAAGGGTTACTGTTTTCAAGTAATATTATGTTCTTTGTAGTGTTTAATGAAAATGATCCTATTGCATTTTTTGGTTTAAAATTGTATGCTACAAGTGCAACTATGAAATGTTCTTATGTAATAAAGTCAGAACGAGGAGGTGGTCTTTTGTACAATATGACAGAATACAGACTTAAATGGTTAAAGTTAAACAGACCTAAAATTAAAATAGTCAACGCTAACACAACCAAGATGTCCTTGAACACTCATTTAAAACACGGTGCTAATATTCAAGCGAGATACAAAAACGGCATAACAAAACTATGGTATGAAATTTTATAGCAAAAACAATGTATATCAAGAAGCTCTCAAAAGAATTGAGTTTTTCTTTGATGAATTTGAAGAGGTGATTGTTGGATTCTCAGGTGGTAAAGACAGCACAGTTACTTTGCATCTTGCACTAGAGGTCGCAGAGAAAAGAGATAGACTGCCGCTAAAGGTTTTGTTTATTGATCAAGAAGCTGAATGGCAAGGAACAATCGACTATGTTAAAAAAGTAATGTATGACAAAAGGGTTGAGCCTCTATGGTTTCAGATGCCTATTGTAATTACAAACAACGCCTCTACTGAACATCGGTATTCTTATTGTTGGGATGAAAACAAAAAAGATCAATGGCTACACCCACAAGATGACATAAGTATCAAGGTAAACAAATACAAGACCGAGAGGTTTCACGATTTATTTAAGGCAATACTAAAGGTTGACTTCAAGGATAAGAAGACTTGCTATCTTGCCGGTGTACGCACACAGGAAGCACCTAAAAGACTTATGTCATTAACATCCGCTCTAACCTATAAAGACGTTTGTTATGGCAAGAAGTTATCTCCTGAGCTTGGACATTATACATTCTATCCAATATACGATTGGGAAATCAAAGATGTTTGGAAATACATACACGACAACGACATAGAGTACAATAAAATCTATGACGAAATGTATAAACACGGTGTTAAAATGAATGATATGAGAATATCAAACCTACACCACGAGACTTCAATACAGAACCTTTTGTTAGTGCAGGAGATCGAACCTAAAACTTGGAACAAGATTAGCTCAAGAGTTGCAGGTAGTGATTCTATAAAACATCTTAAAACTGATGCTTTTATATGTCCAAAGAAATTACCTTATATGTTTGAAGATTGGGAAGAGTATGCATTGTACCTCGCTAACAACTTGATTAAAGAAGAGCAATACAAGGTTGCACTATTTAAGCAAATAGATAAAACAAAAAAATACATCATAAACGATTTAATCAAAAACGATGTATACAAAACCATAATCAATACGATATTGTCTAGTGATTGGGATTTTACCAAGCTAAACAACTTCCTGACATCTCAATACTTTAATACAGTTAAGAAATATGTTGACGGGAAAATTAACCAGGATAATATTGAAATCAATAGAAAATACGATAAATACATAAAAGGTCTTATATGATAGCTGAAATCAAGAAATACATTACAGACAATAAACTAACTGACGAAGAGCAAATAGTATTGTTTGAAAACATTAAGGAATTAATCCACGAAATCTCACCGCTTAAAGATCAACCCGTAAACAGAGTAAAGTGGGTTGACATAAACGAGGTGTCACCAAATGACTACAATCCTAATTCAGTAGCTAAAAAAGAAATGGGGCTTTTATATACCTCTATCTTGCACGATGGATATACACAACCTGTTGTCACGATATTTGATGAAGAGAAACAGAAGTATATTATCATAGATGGATTTCACAGATACTTTACCTGTAAAAGCAACCAAGATATCCTAGATAGAAACAAAGGAAGATTGCCTATTGTAGTTCTGAATAAAAACATAAACGATAGAATGGCAAGTACAGTTAGACACAATAGAGCTAGAGGTATGCACAGCGTTACAGGGATGTCTTCTATGGTCTTTAGTATGCTAGAGAATGGTTGGATAGACGCTGACATTTGTAATGAGTTAGGGATGTCCGTAGAGGAGCTAGTGAAGCTCAAGCACATTACAGGATTCTCCAAGCTATTCCAAGACAAAGAATACAGTCAAGCGTGGGAAACAAAGAATCAAATACTACTCAAAAAGAAGTATAATAATGAACGAAAGTAGACACATAAAAAAGGAAAGCCTTCTGAAATCACTAGAGCAAAGCCTAGGGGTTGTAACTGTGGCTTGTAAGAAAGCTGACATACCAAGAAGCACATACTATAAATGGCTAAAGGAAGATGAGGCGTTTGCCGCTGAGGTCTTGGACATAGAGAATGTCGCATTAGATTTTGCTGAAAGTCAATTACATAAACAGATATCTGAAAACAATACATCAGCTACAATTTTCTACCTAAAAACTAAGGGCAAGAACAGAGGCTATGTAGAACGTCAAGAGATAACGGGTGCAGAGGGAATGCCTACTAACTTCCAAATAGAGATAATTGACTCCACTTCAGATAAAGACTAATGTAGTCTACAAACATCTAGTTAAATCAGATAAGAAGATTGTAGTTGAGCAGGGCGGTACAAGGTCAGGCAAGACATACAACATCGTTCTGTGGATTATATTTGAATACTGCGCAAGGAATCGAGACAAGGTTGTAACCATATGCCGTAAATCGTTTCCAAGTTTACGTGCGACAGTTCTAAGAGACTTTATGGGTATACTACAAGCCCATAACCTATACAGCGAGAAGTTCCATAATAAGTCTAATTCTGAATACTATCTGTTTGGCAACCTAGTTGAGTTTGTTTCATTAGATCAACCCCAAAAGATTAGAGGTCGCAAAAGGGATCTGCTATTTATTAACGAGGGCAACGAGCTGTTTTTTGAGGATTGGCAGCAATTAGTATTTAGAACAAGAGAGCGCATAGTGTTAGACTTTAACCCGTCTGATGAATACCATTGGATATATGACAAGGTGTTAACTAGAGAAGATTGCGAATTTCACAGGACTACATACCTAGACAACCCATTTATTGAGGAATCAATTAAGCTAGAGATTGAACGCCTAAGAGATACAGACGAACAGTATTGGCAGATATACGGATTAGGAGAACGTGCAGCTAGTAGAAGCACAGTCTTTAGATATAACGAAGTCAATAACGTCCCTGAAGATGCAGAGCTTGTCGCATACGGAATGGATTTTGGATACACGAATGATCCTACTACATTGGTTTCTGTTTATACCAAAGACCATAACCTTTATGTTAAGGAGCATCTATATAGAACAGCAATGACAACCTCTGATATACATAAATTCTTGTTATCTGAAGAGCTAGAGCCTAAGCCAATATATGCAGATAGTGCAGAGCCTAGACTAATTGCAGAGCTAAGGCGTATGGGGCATAACATCTTTCCTAGTCTCAAGGGTAGGGATTCTGTTAATGCAGGTATTGATTTACTCAAGAGGTACAAGATCAATATACTATCCACATCCTCTAATGCTATAATGGAGTTCAGAAATTATAAGTGGAAAGAGGATAAATCGGGTGCGCTGTTAAACATACCCGTTGACACCTTTAATCATATTATTGACCCTTGTAGGTATGCTACATACTCCATACTGTCCAAGCCTAGATTTGGGCAATACACTATCCATTAAAAGAAAGTTATTAATTTTTTTGTTTATATCGTGAATAGTGTTATCTTTGAGTATCACTAAGAAA